TATAGTTTTAATAAAATAGAAAAGAGCGATTTTAATTTATATATAGTAACACCTAGCATTCAAACTCAGGGTGTATTTGATGCTATAGGAGATTTATTTTCGTGTGTGACCAATATGACACGATTTTTATATAAAGCAGCCCAAAATTATAAAAATCCTTATATGGTATCATGGATAATGGACGTGCTTACTCTTGTTATTGAGCTTAATGATCCTTTCTTTTGGAGACCGATAAGCATGTTTAAATTTTTAATACGCATATATTCAGCAATGATGCGATATACAGAATTTAAAAATAACACTTTAAGGACACAATCATTAACAGATTTAACAGATATAGATTCTATGATAATTATAATGTCTCTCTGGGGCTTACCAGATTCTATAGTAAAGGCTCTAAAACAATTGGCGCTAGTGACAAATAAGAAGCTGCTTGATTCACCAAATATTTTAATAGATTTGATACAAAAATTTTTAGAAATATTATATGATATTTTAATATGGTTAAAAACAAAATTAAATATTCCATTATTGTCCGAGTTTTTGGAAATATTACTTTATCCTTTACAATTCGTTAGCGGATTAAAACTGACGAAAGAGATGTCAGATATTACCATGACGTTTCAAAAAGATGCTCAAAGAATGTTTGATCCAGTATTTAGAGAAAAAATTATAGTTTTATATGGCAACATTAAAAGTAATGTTTATATTCAGTCTTTATTAGCAAACCCCGCGTATAAGATTTATGCAGTACAATTTTCAATACTAGAAAATATGTATAAAATTAGTATAAATTTCAACACTACCGCACGTGTAGAGCCAGTGGGAGTAATCTTTGAAGGCAAACCAGGATGTGGTAAGTCTACTATGATGAACAAATTCTGGGAATTTATGAATTCCAAAGGTAAAGATGTTTACAATCACTCATGTCCTCCAATTAATGATGGTAAAAATTACCACGATGATTATGTAGACCAATTTGGCTATAATATGGATGATTTAGGCGCAAGAGATAAATCTGAATTAAGACATCTTATTAATTTTATTTCATGCGTGAAATTTCCTTTAGATTGTGCTCAGGTTACCAACAAGAACACGAAGTTTTTCACTAGCAAATTACTAACTTGTACCATGAATCATTTTTCAGATATTACATCGTTCACTAAGGCAGATTGTATATCTGAACCTGAAGCTTTGTTTAGAAGAGTTCATGTGTTTGATTTTGATAATTTTCATTTTACTGATGGTAAAATAAAGGGAATTATTAAATATAAGAAATTTGATCATATAACACATCGATGGTATGATAAGTTTATAGGACCTAATAAAGAATGTCCATTTTCGCCAAGTATCGAGGTTAAAGAATGGGGAGGGCAAAGAGAAATAAATCGAGTTGTAGCTTGGTTATACTCAGTGATAAATTATTTTTTAAGTACACAAGAAAAGATTTTTACCGTTAATACTTTAAGTGGTAATGATATTGAAGAGATAAATAATTATGTGTTAGATATGCAACCTCCGCAAGTTGACGAAGATGTATTTTTCGATGGAAGGTCTGATAATATGTGCCAAAGAGTTCAAGGTATTACTGATTGGACGCAATTCTTATGGCAGATAGGATCATATTGTGGAACTGTTTTAGAAGAATTTTTATCGTATTGTTCAGTTTTTTATTCTAATATATTAAATAAGTTTACTACATCTTTTAATGATCTAAATGTGAGTGAATGTTTTATCAAGATTGGTATTAGTGTTTGTATGGGGTTGATATCCGCATATACTACTCAGAAACTTAAAGAGTTGATATTAGGAAAATCGGTATCTAATGATACACTTAGTGATATAAATTACAAAGCAATACGAGATAATTTGATCAATGATTGGAGAAGAGCTCACTCATCTTTACAGAGTAACAATACTCAATTGTCAACAGACAATGATACCCTTAATACCATATGCAAAAAAAATGAAATAAGCACACGAATTTCATCGATTAAAAACAAGATGAGAGTCCTTCAAATGATAAGCTCTGATGGATATCAAAACGTATCTCAAGTTGTAATATCTGGTCGTAGAGCTATAGTTCAAAGGCACTCTTTTACTACAGATACGGGATCTGTTAACATTTTTAAAAACTGGGAATGCTTATCTAATAATAATATGGAATGCAATTTAATTCCTTTTAAAGTAATTAAAAAATGGGATGAATTTGATTTAGCTGTGGTAGAATTTAAGATGCCTGTTCCATTATATAAAGACGCTACACATAGTTTGTTTTCGAACGATTTAGATGATGAACAATTGTTGAGAGCTAGAAAACTGTACTACGTGAATTGTGAATATATTGTTCCTTTAGACAATAATTTCACAGTAAATCAAGATGCATTTCAAGTTAGATCAGCTATAGGAGTTGAACAATATACCGTTCCTTCACAATCTGGAATTTTTCACCCAATTTCATCACCTGGACTGTGTGGTAGTTTAGTTATAGATTCTGAAATTGGTTTGTGTGGAGTTCACGTAGCAGGAGGCCCGAGTGCAGGCTTCGCTTTTGTTTATCCTAAAAAGATTCTTAAGGAATTGAAAACTTTGTTAACTTTTAAGAGTAGCGTACATTTAGATATTAAAGATAACGTACATGATAAAGGGTTTTCAGGATTAAAATATTATAATGACGTTTTTCCTGCGAAAGTTCCTCTGAAAACTACTAGCTTATCTAAAACAGAATTGCATGATATATTAGAAGAAGAAGTACAAGATGTAGGAGAAAAGATGCCTCCTAATTTTAACGTATACGGAGGTAAGACCTTATCCACTCTTGCAGAAAAATCATTCAAACCTATACCTTATATTGACAACAAGGCTATTGAGTTTGGGAAAAAATGCATAAGACAATTTTTAATAAAATTTGATGATTTAACTGATTATGCCGTGATCAGAGGAGATAAAGAATTTGAATTGTCTGCGTTAAATAAAGATTCTGTAAATGGTTTTGGGTACGGAAAGGAGAAGCACGATTATATTGACTTTACTAATGGAAAAGTTACTAACGAATTTGGGAAAATATTAAATACTTTTATACAAAATTGTAGAAATGATAGTTTAGAAATCAAAGATTTATTGTTTTACGAAGCTATGAAAGATGAGCTTAGACCACTAGAAAAAGTAGATAAACCTAGAACATTTAGGGTTGCTCCATTACATCATACTTTTTTAGTAAAGAAATTCCTTGGTAAATTATTTATACATTGTAAAAGTAATATGTGGATAAACCAGATGGCCTTGGGAATGAATCCATATAAAGATTGGGATACATTATATAAGAAATTGAAGCAATGTTATATAAATTTTGATGGAGATTTTGGCAAGTATGATGGTGCAGCTCCAGCTCAAGTCCAGGATGCAATAGCTGATTTGATAGAAGAATTTTATGAGGGAGAAGAACCTGAAACATTACATGTATTGTTGTCATCTATGATTAGAACATTTGTCTTAATTAAAGAAAAGTTGTGGGTTACAACTCACTCTATGCCTTCGGGATGTTGGGTGACAGCATTTTTTAATTCTCTGTTAAATAGATTCCTTACAGCTATGGTATTATATACTGAAAAAGTAAAGAAGGGTGAAGAGCCATTAGTATCAGATTTTAATAAATTAGTAGATTTTGTTATGGGAGATGATAAAATATGTGGTGCTCCGTACGAATTGCGAGAGTATTTCAATGCTTTAACGGTTAAAGAATTTGTTGAATCCATAGGTATGGAATATACTGATAGTCAAAAAGGAGCTATTATTCAGGAATCTAA